GAATGTAGTCGGACAAGCCGTGGCTATCAACGCCTATGTGAGTTTTTTATTAAAAAGTCGGTGCAGGGACAATCCAGTCGCCTATTCCTATCGTTGCCCAGTCTTTGATGATTGATCATTGCATATCATGGAACATAGAGAGAAGGGTCTGTGTTCAAAGATATTCTTGCGACATATCTCAATAAGTGTGTTTCTGTTCTTTGATTTAGATTATAAGAGAACTTGTCGGTTTCAATTCGTTCTTCAGACAACCACTCTTGAATAACCGCTTTCGGAAACTGTGCTGCAGCTGCGTAGAACGTGGAATATCCTAGAATTAGATTATACCTATCTTTAAAGGCCATTTGTTGTTCTCGAGGCTTGTTTAGAAGAGAATCGCACATAACAGATAGAATGTCTCTGATTTCAGGAATTGTTTCATTCTCCCAATTAAAAACCCCACAAGAAGCCATCTCATAAAGCTCAGTCCTCCGAGAGGGTATTAGCATATGCATGTTCTCAGGAATACCAACAGATATAAGCGGGGGTCCAGATGAGCATTTGTGATTTGTTCCTCGACCTTGAGTCATTTCAACTATCACTTCTATGGACTGATGAGTGATTGAAGAACACCACCACTTGATTTTTGACCATGCTCTCGCACCTTCCACGTGGGCTATCACATCAGTTACAGGACCGATGAGTCTGCAATAGACTGTGCTGATTCCCGGATGCTCGAGAGTTGCTAGTGATGCAGATATCAGATCGCTTGAAGACGGACCAGTAGCATCAATGAACACACACTGTAGAGATTGAATAGAATTCAGAACAACACTCCGAACATAGGGGTCAAGGTAGTCTCCGGTCGTAGCGATACTGTAATCACTTTGAATATATCTCGACCGATTTTCATCAGATATTCCGCATGGCATGTAATTGAGTAGAGTTGCTACATTAGACGGCATATCATCCTCAAGGTCCAATCCCACGATTTCACAATCGAATTGACTGAGCAACAAATCAGCCAAACCTCCGTTCCCTGAACCCACAATAAGCACTTTCCGAGAACACGAAATTGAACCTAGGATTGGCAACCATGTATAACCAGCTGAAGAAAGACCTCCATGTTTTCGTATACTGTATCTCTGCCACATTATCTCGAGTTTGGACTCAGGGTTAGGACAGCAAACCGAACAATGATCCAAACAAGTAGGATAATTCGATGGAGGAAAGAACTGTCGAGGTTTAGGTAACTTTCTCTTTCCAACAGACAAATTCCGGGCTTGCCTAATGACTGTACGCAGGTCATCATTGTGAACTTTGATTCCTCTTAGGTGTGATAGTGAAACAAACTGATCATGAAGAATATGATCTCCACCCCTTGCGAAAGCATGAGCAAGTTTTGTGAACCGTACTCTCAGAAGCTCCAACCCTGCTTCCGGTGTGAGAGTAGTTCGGGCAGGGAGACGTGAGTAAGAGGAGTACATATTGGTGTACAGAGGTTCATAAGGATGAGAAAGAAGTCTCAGATAGAGGATAGCTCTTGCCCCTAACACTGAGAGGTTCTCAGTGATCACAGCGGCTGTACTTCCTGAGTAAACCGGAAGAGGAGATGACCAGAATGTGTGATTTGGGCTCGCATAAATCTGAGATATCACTCTCCTAACCCTTGCAATCAGCTTTGAAGTAAGACCACCTGCCCCTGAATACCGCAAAGAAGAAGAGTATAACTGTGCACTATCAGGGTGAATCATGAGTAGGGGATGATTCCAATAATTAGAGAAGGCTTTGAGACATGTGGAGATCGAGAATAGAGAAAATAACCCTTCATCCCATCTCTCCGGATGAATTGCCAACGTCCGAAACGTATCACGGATAGTAGTGTTGACTATTGCTTCAGCCACTGCATTGATGATCTGAATTGGACCAAATGCATGAGCTTCCGAGATGTCAAGCTGATAAGAAGCAGGAATTGACTCGTACCCTCGGTTGTCAGCCAGAGTTTTTGCTCTATTTGAGTCTCTCAGAGTCTCCATACAAAATCCGACTAGAGCCATGTAGAGTGTCGGCCTTTGTCTATATTCATCTGGTGTAACGATTGTGTGACGGGGCAGAAGTTTGGCCATGCTATCATATGTTCTTGCGAGAAGAATTTCCTGAGTGTAGAGAAGCTTGGTCTTAGGCAAAGAAGCCGTCAGAAACTTTGGTGTTCCACATGACAAGGAGTCTTCAGGGAGAGGTTCCAAATTGGGAATGTCAATGACCAATTCTCCTGAGCGTGTTCCTTTGTTCAAGAAGAGAAGCTTTGCCCCTGCCTGGGCTGTTATCATGAACTCTTGAAGCATAATGGGATAATTAAGAGCACTTCCACTTATCTCGCCAACAGAGTTTGTATCGAGCCGAATGTGAGTCACAAAGTTCAGGGGACCGACGTACGATGCAGAATCCATTCTCATGCTAGATGAATATCTATGAGAAATAGATCCTCCGCGTACTTTGGGGAGTAAGTCGGTGACGTCAGAGAGAAGTGTCGATGACCTCGTAAGACCTATGAGGTCTAGCAATAAATTGAAGTCGGGATTACCATACGCTTGGCTACGAATAAGCTGTAATTTCATCAGGGAGCGAGATGGAGCACCTGTATCTACAATACGATAACCATGCTCGGATCGTTTTTCCTTTGTGGCTGTTCCCACATAACCCGTTAACGGTCCACGCTTTGTCAACAAGTCTGTAGAGGAATGTGCTGACCACTTGATTGAGCTTGGATGTCGTGAGGAGTTCGAAACATGAACAAAATCTAACGGTTGATGAGTGGTAACTCCGTGGAGATCTAAGCCCCAATAAGATCGGAATTGGCTCACAAGGTCGAAACTTTTTCTACCAGAGTATCCTCTTTTGGGAAGTCCTTCAACCCACTTCTTGAACCACAGTGTATCATTGAGGTCAGCTCTGAGGAATGTGTGGGTTATTCCACCGTCGGAGGCCTGAGCTACCGACTGAATGGTGCGTGTATTCACAAACATCTTTTTCATTAGTCTTATTGTTCCAAATCCTGAGGATTCATAGAGATCATGGACAAGGACTGGGTTTAAAGGACGGATACTGATCAGGTCTGCTCTCAATTTCTTCTCCGAAGAGGTCACAGATGATTCTAAGAGCGGTCGTATACTGGTGTTTCTGACCAGTGGTTTGAAGCATGATAGTGTCATTTCTCCAACCTTCGACATCGGTGAAGAAGACTTTGTCAAGGGAAGGCTGTATGGGTTATCTATCAAGATATCAAGTTCCGGACCAGGACGTACACAATAACGTTCCTCCAAGGCTCGAATGGATGAGGATGCCAACTGACCAACAATGTTAGTACTACAGGCCAAAAGCCTCAGTCCGCTGATTTCCTTCCCTAACGGGTCTGATCCTCCTTTGTAGAAAAAGGATGCAACATTAATGCCACAATACCCTCCAATGCTAGCAGGAATAATCACAGAGGCTAAGAGTTCCCGATCAGAAAGTTTCGCAGCGAGTTTTCCATGAATGCTAAATCCTCGTGCAGTTGATGACAGATATCTTATTGCATGATACCATCCGATCATCGCACTTCGCAAGGGTCGCTTAGAGTTTTCTCCACCTGCTACTGCACCTGCAAGAATTGCCCTCGTATTGTTTGCTACAGAAGGAAAGTCTAACGATGTTACCGGAAACAGCCTGCTGTGTTTTTTCAGCGAGGTAGGATACTCCACTCCTTCAACAAATACATCTTTCGAATAAGTTAACACGGCTGTCGACTCAACATTTTCCTCTGGTTTAACTTCTTGATTTACACTGCGACATACCCTTTCAAGGTTCTCATTCACTGCATCACGAACATGAGGGATCCTAACCTCTCTTGTTTGACCATTTGGAGAGATAGATAGTCTGAGGACTTGATTATCTCCTTGACCTATAAGTTCGTAATTCTGAATGGTTCCATTCCGGAGGAGAGGGAGAAGGGCCATCTCAACCATAGCGTAGGTTGCAGCGGTCCACAGCTTCTGGTTGAGTCCTTCAAACCCGCCTTTGTGGTCACGCCAAGCTAAACTGGATTCAGGAATAACAGGTAATTCTACCCCATCGGGTCTAAGTCCACCCACTCGAACAATTATTTGACTTACTGCGAAGAACCAGTGAGTGACAGTATATGTTCCCTTGAGTCCAAACATTTTGTTGATGTCGTGGCCAATCATGTGAATAACAAGCTCTCTCCATCTGAGATTCCATCTTGAAAGATCTATCTCGAGGAACAGTGAGTAGTTATTTGTATTCTTTCCTGGGTCAGTAAAGCGTAAGAATCGCTCCTGATTCTGAGTTTTTGTCTTTGTCATAGTCTGCTGGGGTAGATAACGGAACAATGAGTTAGCAAGATTGGCCTCGATAGCAGTGAAGAAACATCTCATCTCCAGGACAAGCATTGCAAACATTCTCGGATCTAGCTTAAACTCTCGTTCTTTAGGATAAAGACTAACAACCTTCCAATCATCCGGGATATCCCTTCTGCTCACCCGTTCGACCAAGGAACGGATGTCAATATCCTTACGGGTCATAACCTCCAATAGAAGACGACGGTTAGATTTAGGCCGTTTGTCTTTGTCCCAAGTAAGTCGAAGATCGCTTCGATAAAGAGAAATTGCCTTGTCATCCATCAAATCAAGGTAGTTTGGGAAGTAATCAAAATCGAGGAATTTCTCCCATTCAGTGAAATCCCAGTCAGAGAGTGGATAGGAGTTATAATCGATCTTCCTCTCTTGTCGCTCGTGAAGTGTGTGGAGAGCAGTACCCCGTTTCATGTGTGTCAAAGGAGGCCATACTCCATGTTGAGCGATGTAAGAGCAAAGGATGATATGGCAGAAGGTGTTTCGCAGATCTTGAGCATCAATAAGAGATGTCGTATCCTCAGATCGAGCCTCCTCCGCTGCAGATAATCCCCCCAACCTTGGGTCGATTACAGGATGACCGCATGATTTCTGACAACCGAAGAGCTCAACCAGAACTTCAGTGTTGTCATTCATCTCAACAATCTCGCACAGTCTTCCGATGGCACTAGAATAATGCTTCAGTCCTGACACCTTCAGCTTAGCCTCCTTCTGTTTCATTTTCGTGATCATTCTGGTGTAGGCGGTGTCAGATCCAAAGACATTATCTACAAGATGAGAGATTCTGGTCTTGTACAGAGGCTCAACTGCCTTCAGGATGTTGTAAGCTTCATTCCCGTATTGATCAAGTACATTATCTTGCCACAAGAACAAGTGATGAAGGAGACCAGTTAGATCTTGATTCAGTCCAAGTCCGCCGACATGAGCAAGGAGCATGTAGCGTGTAGATAGTTTGTCCTTCAACATGAGAATCTGGTTAAGACTTGACAGTCTCATCTTGTTGTCATACTCCAGAAGTGCGCTTGTTGAAGTGATCCAAATTTTCACAGATCCTATTTGTCCAAGAGTCCACATTTCATTGTGATCTTTGATCCGTGATTCAGCCCGGCCGAAGAGGTTTGAGAACTGCTCATAAGCCCGTTCGTACTCCTTTGGAATGTTTTGAAGAAAGATCTCTGAGGTGTTTTTGACCTCTTCTTCAGGGAGGCCTCTCTGGCGCAGTCCATCACACAGAGCTTGTTCCAGTAAAGGAAGCAATTTTGCCGCTCGAGCGTAGTCACTAACATGGTTAGCAACAGGTTCCTTCATACATTCCTCCACCCTCTTATATTCCAAAGGATCTAGAATCGGAGCTGATTCCAGATACTCTAACGACCACTTCCTTACCTTTGAGAGTTTGACAAGATATTCATATCTGACTCGCTCATGAGTACGCATGCGAGATCTTGCCAAGCGATCAGTCCTGTATGATCTTAGACCTTTGATTAGAGACTGAGTGGCATAGAGTTCGGTGTTCAGAACTGGACTACTCAGATTGGTATCCAGGAAGAAAACCCTACGGGCGCGGGCGTAGTCTTCTAATTCGTCCATGGTTCAATGTACGCTCAGCAATCAGGATGGTTCGCAAGCGATGCAAGGCACGGCAGGGTTCCAGCATATAGGCATT